CTGACACCCACCAGCTACCGGCTGCTGATGGAGGATGTCAATCAGTTGAAAGCGGAAACCGGTGCGCCTGTGGGCTGGGTTTCAGCGAGATGTGATGCGGCAAGGCCGGTGCAAAATATTCGATCTAATCCCTTTGATCAGCAGTTGCACTACTTCAAGTACCCATACGAGGACGCAATTGTGCCTATGGAATGCCCATCCCCTATCTTTGCATGGATTGGGCGTGATGCGTGGGAGGCTGCAAAGTTTCCACCGTTGAACTGGTACTCGGATGATGTGCATTGCGAGGACTTGCGTGCCGCTGGCTTTCACCACTACCTGAGCCGGTCATATGTGCATCACATTGGCAGCCAAACTGTGGGCATGAACGGTGACGCACTGACCAAGGCCGCGATACCGTGGCTATTAAAAAACAGACCGGAATATGCAAAACAGTGGTTTGACACTTAATCTTGGATCGGGCAAGGATTACAAAGCCGATTGCGTGAATGCTGATATTCGCGCAGATGTTGGCGCTGATTGGGTGGTGGACATTGGTGCGCCAATGCAGATCGACCGACAGTTTTCAAAGATCATTGCCAATGATGTGTTGGAGCATATACCGAACTTGGTGGCGGCCATGACTAACTGCCGCGACTTGTTGGAGATGGGTGGCGAGATGCACATCCATGTGCCGTATGACTTGAGTCATGGAGCATGGCAAGACCCGACTCATGTGCGTGCATTCAATGAGAAGTCATGGGTATATTACTGCGAGTGGGCGTGGTACTTGGGCTGGAAAGGTAGTCGGTTTGAGATGGAACATTTGCAAATGAGTCTCAGCAATTACGGTGCGAGCCTAGAATTACCGCAAGAAGAAATATTGCGACTGCCGCGAGCAGTTGACTCCATGTATGTGATTTTGAAGAAAGTGCCTTATGAAAACACCGGCGTGGCAACGTAAAGAAGGAAAGAATCCGAGTGGCGGCTTGAACGCCAAGGGACGCGCCAGCGCAAAGGCCGAGGGCATGAATCTAAAAGCGCCGGTCAAAACTGGCGACAACCCGCGCAGGGCATCATTCCTTGCGAGAATGGGCAATATGCCTGGCCCGATGGAAAAGAACGGCGAGCCAACCCGATTAGCGTTGTCTCTCAAGGCTTGGGGGGCTAACTCAAAAGAACAGGCTAGGGCGACCGCAAAGGCCATATCCAAAAGGAACAAGAAATGATCAACGATATGCAAGTGACCACCGACATCGCGGCAGTCAATCCGATGGACGATACCGAGTTGCAGGGCATTGTGGCCGGTGAACTGGAGGATGCCGTCAGCTACATTGACGCTGATGTCTCACCGATTCGCGCAAAGGGTACAGAGTATTACCGTGGCGACCCCTTTGGCAATGAGGAGGATGGGCGCTCTCAGGTGGTTGCGATGGAGGTGCGCGACACTGTTTCAGCCATGCTGCCAAGTCTGATGAAAGTATTTTTCAGCAGCGAGAATGTCGTTGAGTATGTACCGCGTGGACCGGAGGATGTTGCCAGCACTCAGCAGGCGACCGACTACGCAAACTATATTTTTAGCAACGACAACAACGGTTTCATGACCACCTATGCGTTGTTCAAAGATTCGCTGGTGCGTAAGTGTGGCATCGCAAAATACTGGTGGGATGAAACAGAAGAAGTCAAGATTGACGACTATTCCGGCCTCGATGACCAGACCGTGCAGGTGCTGATGGAGGAGGGCGCAGAAGTAAAGATTGTGGTCAGCTATCCAGACCCAATGCAACCAGGCATTCAAAATATTGATCCGATGACCGGTCAGCCTGGACTTATGCAGCAACCTATGTTGCATGACGTACAGATCAAGCGCACCATCAAAGATGGCCGCATCCGCATCATGGCCGTGCCACCCGAAGAGTTGATACTTGATCGCAGAGCGCGGTCATTTGAGGATGCAGGCATCATTGCCCACCGCCAGATGGCAACCGTGGACGATTTGCTGGCCATGGGCTATGAGTTGGATGAGATCGAGGAGAACATCTCCAGCACCGACTTAGACAGCAATGACGAGTATTTAGCGCGGCAGCCACTATCCACCACCATGGGATCGGGCGACAGTTTGAATCCTGGCCAACGCCGCGTGCTGTACGTTGAATCCTATATCCGCGTGGACTATGACGGTGACGGCATCGCTGAGTTGCGTAAGGTTTGCTGCATGGGGTCTGGCTACACCGTGGTGCGTAATCTTCCGGCCAGCTACATCCCATTCGTTGACTTCCCTTGCGATCCAGAGCCACACACATCGCCGCTGGAAGCGATGTCGATATTTGATTTGACTCATGACATTCAAGAAATCAAATCCGAAATATTGCGAAATACCTTGGATTCACTGGCGCAGTCTATTCATCCGCGCACGGCGGTGGTTGAGGGTCAGGTCAATATTGATGATGTGCTGAATAACGAGACAGGCGCAATTATTCGGATGCGTGCGCCAGGCATGGTGCAGCCGTTTAGCACGCCATTCGTTGGACAGGCCGCATTTCCCATGCTGGACTACATGGATCAGATGCGCGAAGACCGCACCGGCATGAGCAAGGCCGCGATGGGACTTGATCCTGACGCATTGCAGTCAACCACCAAGGCGGCAGTGGCCGCCACAGTCAGCGCCAGCCAAAGCCGTTTGGAGTTGCAAGCACGCATTCTGGCTGAGGGCATGAAAAAGCTTTTCAAAGGCATTCTGTATCTGATGACAACGCATCAGGACAAGCCTCGCATGGTGCGCTTGCGTAATGAGTGGGTGCAGATTGATCCTCGCGTCTGGAATGCCAACATGGATGTGACCATCAATATTGGTCTGGGCAATGGCGACACAAACGAGCGCATACAGGGTCTGACCATGATCGCCAACAAACAAGATCAGATCATTCAGCAGTATGGTTTGGACAATCCGGTGGCGACACCGGCCATGTACATCCGCACTATGCAGAAGATCATCGAGTTGTCTGGCTTTAAGGATGCATCCAGCTATATACAAAATCTGCCTGCTGACTTCCAATTTCCGCAAGCACAACCACCGAAACCGACACCAGAAGAAGTGCTGGCGCAGGTGCAGGCTCAGTCGATCCAAGCCGACATCCAGAAGAAGGCTGCCGAGTTGGAATTAAAGCGTGAGCAGATGATCCGCGATGACGATTACCGTAGAGATCAAATGGCGCAAGACTTAATGCTCAAAAAATACGAACTTGAGTTAAAGTACCAGACACAAATTAGCACTGCTGAGATTCAAGCGCAGCAGTCTATGGATCGGGAGGCGATGGCGCAAGAGTCTGCAATCATCCAACAGGCTGTGCAGACAGCGGCGAATGTGCCTCCACCCATCAACCTTAATGGAATGGTTTAAATGAACGAAGAACAGGTAAGAAAAGGCCGCAAGTCTGAGCAGTTTATGCAGGACGAAGTATTTGCAGCGGCCATGGAAAAGATGCGTGGCGATTTGCTGTGGGAGTTTGAGAGCAGCAAACCGGAGGAGTCGAGCAAGCGTGAAATTGTTTGGGCGCAGTTGCGTGCCATAGAAACTTTCAAGAACGAACTCACCAAAATGATCGACAACGGCAAGGTGGCACAGCGTGCCATTGAGCGTGCATCTAAAAATCTTGCTTAAATAAGGAAATAGACCAATGCAAACAGTAGCACCAACGCCAGCGGCGAGTGTTGTACAGGGTCCGATGAACATGGCCGAAGCGGCCAATGCACTTGCTGGGATGCTCCCCAATGAGGGACAAGAGGAGAACAGCCAGACGCAGTTGCCCGATGAGGGCGCGGCGGTAGATGAGGAGTTGCTAACCGATGCAGACGTGGATGGCGATGAAACTGATGCCGAACAATCAGGAGAAGATGAGTATTCTGAGGAGGAAGAACAGCCACAAGTCTTCACCGTCAAGGTTGACGGTAAAGAAGTCGAGGTGTCGCTGGAGGAACTCCAAAAGGGATATTCAAGGACTCAGGATTACACGCGAAAAACGCAGCAAATTGCCGAGGTGCGAAAGCACGCAGAGGCAGAGTTGCAGGCGGTGCGTGCCGAGCGCGAGCAGTACGCTCAATTATTAGGTGCTCTAGAGGCACAGGTTCAGCAGGCGGCGCAGCCAAACATTGATTGGGATCGTCTCAGAAATGAAGACCCCATTGAGTATGTGACGCAGCGCGAGATGATGCGTGAAAACCAAGAGAGAAACGCGGCTATCCAATCGGAAAAGCAGCGACTCTCTGAGTTGTCACAGCAAGAGCAGATGCAATATCGCAATCAGATGTTGCAGCAGGAGCAAGAGGCGTTGGTGGCGGCTATACCTGAGTGGAAAGACTCAAAGAAAGCCGCAGCCGAAAAAGCAATGCTTGTTCAATTTGGCCAGAAGGCTGGATTCTCACCTGATGAACTGAAGAATGTTGTAGATCATAGGGCGGTTGTGATGTTGCGTAAGGCAGCGTTATACGACCAGATGATGTCCAAGCGTGGACAGATCAAGCCGGTGACGAACAATGGCCCAAGACCCGCAAAGCCTGGTGCAGCGGGAAGAGTATCAAATAATACTGAAGCATTGCGAGCACAACAACGTCTAGCTAAAACTGGCCGTGTCGATGACGCGGCTGATGCAATCTACAAACTCTTGAAATAAGGAAAAATCATGACTATCGTAAGTAACACATTTACAACCTATAGTGCTAAAGGCATTCGGGAAGATCTTTCAAATGTAATAACAAATATTGCACCAGAAGAAACACCGTACCAATCCAACATTGGCAGAGAGTCAATCACCAACACTCTGTTTGAGTGGCAGACCGACACATTGGCAGATGCAGCCGCCAATGCTCAGTTGGAAGGTGATGACGTTGGCACATTCGATGCAGTTGTTGCAACTGTTCGTTTGACCAACTACGCTCAGATCGCACGCAAAACCATCGTCTTGTCAAACACTGAAGAAGTGGTTAACAAGGCTGGCCGCCGTTCTGAACTGGCATACCAGATCGCCAAGCGCGGTTCTGAGTTGAAGCGTGACCAAGAATTCACATTCTTGAATGGTGCAGTTGCTGCCGCTGGTAACACCACCACAGCACGCGCTACGGCCTCTTTGGGCGCGTTTGTTAAGACAAACACCGACAAGCAAACCAACGGCGCTGACCCAAGCTACAGCACATTGCCAAACAATGCGCGTAGTGACGGCAACGTGCGTACTTTCACCGAAACCATTCTCAAGAATGTGATTCAAAAAGTATGGGCGGCTGGCGGTACACCGAAGATTCTGATGGTTGGTCCTGTCAACAAGCAGCGCGTTTCCGGTTTCTCTGGCATTGCATCTTCACGTTTCAACATCAACGGTGGCGAAAAGCCTGCCGTGTTGATCGGTGCAGTTGACATCTACGTCAGCGACTTTGGCAACGTGGCCGTTATCGCAAACCGTTTCCAGCGTGAGCGTGATGGTTGGATCATCGATCCTGAGTACGCAAAGATGACCGTGTTGCGTCCTTACCAGCAACTCGAATTGGCGAAAACAGGTGACGCTGAGAAGCGTATGCTGTTGATCGAATTCGGCCACAAAGTCTTGGCTGAAAACGCTCACGGCCTTTGCGCTGATTTGTCAACTTCTTAATCGACTGAGAGGAAAAAGGGGAGGAGAAATCCTCCCCTTACTTATATGGAAAAACGATTTTTTGATGCAAGCCCTGACAAGGGGATCACTCGCACTTGGCACTACAACGAGGACACTGATGAGGCAACGATTCAGACAACGCAGGACTTGACTGCTGTCATTGAGGCCAACAAGCGCGACTTTGCCGCCATCGACAATAAAGCAGATTGGAAAGGTGAGTGGCATCATGTTGCCAGTATCCCTGAGTCGATCTACTTTCAGTTGAAGGCAGAGGGCAAGTTGGATGATCCGGTTTACATGAAAAAATGGTTGAACGATCCAGATAATAGGTTCTTTAGAGTGAGGCCAGGTCAGGTATGAAATACATCGCAGTCTGCACGCCAGCGCGTGACATGGTTCACACCAATTACACCTATTGCATGGTCAACATGGTGGCGTACCACACGCTCAACACCACTGACGCTGTCAGCCTCAAGATACTGCAAGGCACACTGATCCAGAATCAGCGTGCTGACTTGTGTCTGGACGCAATGCGTGAGGGTTGCAGCCACATTCTGTTTATCGACTCTGACATGACATTCCCACAGGACATGATCCAGCGATTGATGGCGCATGACGTTGATATCGTGGCTACCAACTGCGCGCGCAGACGTATGCCCACAGGACCAACCGCACAGAATTACGATGAGAATGGCAAGCGCAAACAGGTTTACACCATGCCTGAGTCCACCGGCTTAGAAGAGGTTGGCTCTGTTGGCACTGGCGTGATGCTAATCAAGCGCGAAGTGTTTGAGGGCATGACTGAGCCATGGTTTGATATGCCATGGCAGACCGACACTCGCGGCTACATGGGCGAGGATGTGTTCTTCTGCAAGAAGGCGCAAGAACTTGGATTCAAGGTGTATATTGACCATGATGTCTCGAAAGAGATCGGGCATATTGGCACATTTGAATTCCGGCATGAGCACACTTGGGTGATGAAAGAACAGCTTGAAAAAGAGGCAGTCTAATGGCATTGACCACCTACACCGAACTGAAGACATCGCTGGCCGATTGGCTTAATCGGTCTGACCTGACTTCAGTTATTCCTGACTTTATCAGTCTGGCCGAGGCGCAGATGGAGCGCCAGCTACGCACACGACAGATGATTGTGCGTGCCACTGCCTCATTTGCGGCGGCTGCTGAATACGGCACAGTGCCTGATGACTTCTTGGAAGTCAAGTCAATCAAGCTCGACACCAATCCAGTGACTGCATTGCAGTTTCAGACGATTGATGCCATGGACGCGCTGTCCAACACCACCTACTTGTCCAGCGGCAAGCCGTTGTATTTCAGCGTGGTGGGTAATCAATTCAGACTGTTGCCGATACCTGATGGCGAGTACACCGCTGAATTGGTTTACTACGCCAAGTTGACTAAGTTGTCATCGACCGTTGCAACCAATTTTCTGTTGACTCAAGCGCCGGACGTTTACCTGTACGGTGCGCTTTTACAGGCTGCGCCTTACCTACAGGATGATGCGAGAATCAGCGTGTGGTCATCGTTATATGCTGCTGGCTTAGAGCAATTGCAGATTGCTGATGACCGTGGCTCAACCTCTGGCGGCGCAATCTTGACGCGAGCAAGGACATTCGGATGATGATCACCACCACCAAAGGCGACATGGATGAGTCCTTGTTGCACAAGTCTGTAGGCTCGACTGAGAGCGACAAAGAGATCATCAGTTGGGTTGAATATCGTTTGGATGACGAACTGGTACACAGATCAGTCCATGTTTTGTTGAAACAAAATGTCGCAGCCGATGGCGTTGCAGCGGCAATTGGATAAGGAATAGATCATGGCAAATACTCAGGCAATGTGTACAAGTTTTAAAGGTGAACTGCTTGTCGGTCATCACAATTTTGGCACTGGCGTGATTCGCGCTGCGACTACAGCAGATACTTTTAAGGCTGCCTTGTACTTGGCCTCTGCCACTGTCAGCGCCGCCACAACAGCCTACAGCGCCACCGGCGAGGTGTCAGGCACAGGCTACACCGCAGGCGGCGTGACGGTGACATTTGGCACTGCGCCAAGCACCAGCGGCACTACAGCGTTCGTGACTCCAAGCGCCAGCATCAGTTATTCTGCTGTGACATTGTCTACGGCCTTTGATTGTGTTTTGATCTATAACTCAACTCAATCAAACAAAGCGGTTAGCGTGCATACATTTGGCAGTCAGACTGTGACCGCAGGCACGTTCACCTTGACCATGCCTACCAATGACGCAAGCACCGGTTTAATCCGGTTGGCTTAACCGAGGAGCAGCGGCATGGCTGCTTATGGTTCTGGCGCGTATGGTGTAGGCAAATATCCAATATTGTCTGGAACTTATGGTTCTGGCGGTTATGGATTAGGCATTTACGGCAAAACAAATACTGCAATCAGTGGAAATGCTTCCACTGGTGCTGTTGGTGACTTACTAGAGAACATCTCGATCCAAGAGGATGGCAACATTGCCACAGGCAATGTAGGCACAGTCGCATTGACTGTATCTGTTGCTGTAACTGGCAATGCAGCCACTGGCGAAGTCAACTCAGTCCTAGTCTCTCCAATTATCACCGGCAATGCTGCAACCGGTGCTGTAGGCACTGTGAGCGCAGAGGTTATATCGTTCCAAGCAATTACCGGAATTGAGGGAACTGGCGCTGTAGGCACTGCATCAAATGTCATATCCATAGGGATAACTGGCGTTGAACTGGCTGGATCAGTTGGAACAATAGTTGGATACGGTTGGGGCGCAATTCCAAACACATCCGAAAGTTGGACACCAGTTTCAGACACCTCAGAAAACTGGACAGATTTAGCAGACAATTCAATCACTTGGCAAGAAGCCGCGTAAAAGGGGATTAAGAATGGCAGATACCACCACAACAAACCTATTGCTCACAAAGCCAGAGGTAGGCGCGTCAACAGACACATGGGGAACTAAGGTCAATACAGACCTAGATTTAATTGATGCATTGTTTACTACTGGGCCTGCATTAAAGTCAAGCAAGGGCGGTAGTGGCATAGCAAACAATGATGCTGCTACCGTCACTTCATCTGGAAATTTTGCATACACCAGAACATTGACCGGAACTACAAATGTCACATTCCCAACTACTGGAACATTAGCAACACTTGCCGGATCAGAGACATTAACCAATAAAACACTGACCAATCCAAGCGTAAACAACTACACCGAGGGCGTAGTTGCAATTGGTACAGTTACAAGCTCAAGTACATTGTCATTGACCAGCGGCACTGTGCAAACCGCAACCTTAACAGCATCAACTGCTTGCACATTCACCATGCCAACAGCTACTGCTGGTAAATCATTTATTCTTTTGCTTAAGCAAGCGGCAGCCACAGGCAACGGCACAGCAACATTTACATCTGTGAAGTTTGGTTCGGCTGGCGCACCAACAATCACGGCAACCGCTGGCAAGATGGATATTCTGACTTTTGTTGCTGATGGAACAAACTGGTACGGTTCTATTGCACAAGGATACACACCATAATGTTTGCCGCAAAAAACTTCTTCCTTGCTGGTGGTGGTGGTAGATACACCGTCATTGAATCGTTCCTTGCGACTGGTTCTTGGAGTTGTCCTACTGGTGTAAGTAGCGTAGATTATTTGGTTGTTGCTGGAGGTGGAGGTGGCGGTACTGATTTTGCTGGTGGTGGCGGGGCAGGAGGATTTCTAACTGGTACTGCACTATCCGTTACTGCTGGCACAACATATACGGTAACAGTGGGCGCTGGTGGTGCGGCTGTGACTATAGGCGGTAATTCTGTATTTAACTCAATCACTGCCACTGGTGGTGGTAAGGGCGGGGGTAACAATGGCGCTGGCGCATCAGGGGGTGCTGGCGGTTCTGGCGGTGGCGCAGCGGGCGCTAACGCTGGCGGTAGCGCTGGCACTGGAACGTCTGGACAAGGGTTTGCTGGCGGTACTTCAGCCGCCGTTGGAACGGCTGGCGGTGGCGGTGGTGGCGGCGCAAGTGCGGTAGGCTCTAATGGAGTTTCTAATGTTGGTGGTGCGGGTGGTGCAGGTACAGCCTCATTACTCAGCGGTTCATCTGTCACTTACGGTGGTGGCGGTGGCGGTGGTACAAGTGGCGGGACTGCGGGTGCGGGTGGTGCGGGAGGTGGCGGCAATGGCGCGGCTTCTGGTGCTGGTTCTATTGGTACAGCAAATCGTGGCGGCGGCGGCGGCGGCGGTGCTGGCGGTGGCGGTGCTGGTGGTGTTGGCGGTTCTGGCATTGTCATCATCTCTTACACAGTTGAAAAAGGCACATCCATTTCATTTACTGCAAGTTCACGATTTACAGCACCTACTGGCATCACTTCTGTTGACTACCTTGTGGTAGCTGGCGGTGGTGGAGGAAGTTTTGGTGCTGCTGGCGCGGGTGGATTTAAAACAGCAACATCATTTGCAGTTACGGCTGGAACTTCTTACACCATTACTGTAGGCGGCGGTGGGGCTGGTCAAAACTCATTAAATACAGTTGGCACAAGTGGTAGCAATTCTGTTTTTTCTAGCATAACTTCTACTGGTGGTGGTGGCGGTGGCGCAGCAACTGGAACAACCACAGGGTCTACTGGCGGTTCTGGCGGTGGCGGCGGTAACAACGGCACTGGTGGAGCGGGTACTTCTGGCCAAGGTTTTGCTGGTGGTCAAGGATATACAGATGGTTCAAATTACGGACTTGGCGGTGGTGGTGGTGGTGCATCTGCTGTTGGTCAATCTTTAAATTCTGGTTCAAATGCTGGTGGTAATGGTGGTGCTGGTACGGCATCAAGTATTACTGGTACATCAACTAATTACGCTGGTGGCGGTGGCGGTGGTGGTCATAGTTTTGGAACTAGACCTGGCGGCTCTGGTGGCGTTGGCGGTGGTGGCGCTGGAACAACAACAGGAAGTGCAAGTGCCGCAACTGCTAATTTAGGTGGTGGCGGTGGTGGGGCTGGCTCTGCCACTGGCACAGGCGGCGCAGGTGGTTCTGGTATCGTAATTTTGAAGTTGAATTAATATGACCAAAATCTATCAACTCTACGGAATTGACACAGCAATGCAATTGCTACGCCCAAACGCAAAATGGGAAGTTAGCAACCGTACCATTACAAGATGGGAAGATGACCGCCCATGTCCAACATGGAAAGAGATTGACGAAACGATGGAAAAAATAAAAGCGTTTGAAAACTCAATCCCAACCATCTGGACAACTGAACAAATTGAAAAACTTTCGGGGAAAAACTAATGGCACACTTTGCAAAGATTGAAAACGGCATCGTCACGCAAGTTATTGTGGTGGGTAATGCTGACACAGCATCTGCTGATGGCACAGAAAAAGAATATATCGGTGCGGCATTTTGCGAGCGTTTATTTGGTGGAGATTGGAAGCAAACCAGTTACAACGGCAATATGCGGAAGAACTACGCTGGGATTGGCTACACCTTTGACGAGGGACGTAATGCGTTTATCCCTCCACAGCCATATCCAAGTTGGACATTAGTGGAAAGCACTTGCCAATGGACTGCTCCTGTTGCATATCCCACAGATGGAAAACTGTACAACTGGAATGAATCCACACTGACATGGATTGAAACCATCACATCATGAGTTTAGAAACAGACTTCTACGCCCACCAGGCATCTTGCGATCAACGATACAAGAACATCGAAGAGAAGCTGGAGTCTGGCAAAGCTCGCATGACTCGGATTGAGTACCTAATCTACATTGTCATCGCGGCAGTGTTGCTAGGACCAGGCTTTGCCTCTCAAATGGTCATAAAGTTTTTGGGGCTGTAAATTGATCCGATCAGCATCTGTCTTCTTGCGGCTGGATTGGTCAAGAACATCCAAGCTGGCTGCGAGTTGTACAAGCAGGCCAAAGAATCTTTTGTTGAGATCAAAGCCACTGCTGATGAAGTTATCGCAATTGGCAAAGAGGTTCACGGCTTTTGGAATCAATTGCTGTCGTTCTTTGGTGCAAAGCCAAAGCCAGCCACCAAAGCAAAGCCTTTGGCGAAAAAGAAGTCAGCCTATGTTGCAGTTGACGAGACTCAGGTCAAGATTGACATTGTCAAAAACCTAACCGAGTTTTTTAAGTTACAGGAACAACTGGCCGCGCATATCAGGGAGGAAGAAGAGAAAAGCCAATCTATCTATGATCCCAACCAAAATTTGATGGAGGCTGCCTTAAAGCGTGTGATGGCGCAGCAAGAGATGGATAGCTTGGTGGTGCAAATCCGAGAGACTATGGTGTATCAGTCACCGCCAGAGATGGGCGCACTGTACTCTGAAGTCTTTAAGATGCGCGAAGTCATATTAGAGGAACAAGAAAAAGCTAGACTCAAGCAGGAGGCAAAAAAGAGGCAAGAGCAATGGCTACGCAAAGAGGAGGAAAGAAACCTACAAGCAAAGCTGGCGGCAGTGGTGGTGACTTCTATATTCCTCCTATACCTGTGGCTGTGGCTGTGGTTCGTAAGTCAGTGGGGGAAGAGATGATTGCCTGGATAGCCTGCTGTGTGTTGATAGCGCTCTTATTGCCCTTGGGCGCAATGCTGTATCTGGACATCTTGAAAACAAAGAATGAAGTCAAGCAAGAGCTTGTAAAGGTGGAAAAGTTAAGACGGCAAGTTGAACAGCAACAAAGGAAAGGTAAAAGTGATGACTAAGCAGCTTGAAAAGAACTCAACATACAACCAATTTGATTCAGACGGTGACGGCGTGGTGACTGATGCTGAACTGGCACGATCAGAGCGCATGATCACCATTGAGAACATGGACAAGATGGCAGACCAGCAACGCATCATGGCGTGGGCTGCTTTAGTGTTCCCACCTGTCATCATTGCGTACATGGCATCCGAGTTAGTGACGCTGGAAAAGGTCAACGCATTGAACGGATTGGCGACTACTTACTGCGCCGCCATGGGTACGATTGTGGTGGCTTTCATGGCGGCACAAGCGTACATAAGAGGCAAGGCTGAAGGATGAGTATCTTCAACCCTTGGGTGATTCTTGGCTTTGTCTTGGCAATGCTGTCGTCATTTGGTGGTGGATACTTCAAGGGTAAGCATGACGAGTACACGCGACAGCAGGTTGAGATTGCTGCGCTGAATGCCAAGGCAAGGGAAACTGAGCAGGCGATGGCGCAAGTGGCGCAGAGTTATGGACAGACATTACGAAAGGCGAATAATGCTGCAAAAGCTAAAGAGACTCAGTTGCGTGCTGATATTGCCAGTGGCAATTTGCGCTTGTCAATCCCCACCCAAAGCGCCGTATGTCCCACCTCAGTTGCCTCCATTACCGCTGGAGATAACAGCGGAGAGGCACGAACCGAATCTAGTGGATCGACTACTGTCGCTGCCGATCTTCTCCAGATCGCAGCTGATGGAGACATCGCCATCCGCAAGCTCAATTCCTGCATCCAAACCTACGAAACCTTGAGGAACATGAAATGAATCTATCACCAAGTTTTACCCTTGAAGAGTTGACGCATACAGATCACCGCGAGTTTGACAATATGCCGAATGATGAGGAGTTGGCCAACCTGTACCGGCTGGCTGAATTCTTGGAGCAGGTCAAAGTGGTTTTGGGCGGCAAGCCCATCATCGTGAATAGTGCGTTCAGGTCAAAAGCTGTAAATGATGCAGTGGGAAGTTCAGACCGATCACAACATAGACGGGGCTGCGCCGCCGATATTCGCGTGCCAGGCATGACACCAGATGAAGTCGTCAGAGCAATCATTGGCTCTGATCTTGAATATGACCAAGTCATTCGTGAGTTTGATCGCTGGACTCATGTCAGTATTCCAAACACTGAGGATGCCGATCCTCGCGCCATGGCTTTGATCATTGACAAGACCGGCACAAGAGCGTTTGCATAATGGCACTAAACCTTGATCAGCAGATAACGCCACCGTCAACGCCAAACCTTGGCACGCCTGGCGCTGTCTATGAGGAAAGGTTTTTGTCTCAATCCTTTGGCGGCATGAATGTCTACTTTGCCAAGCTCACAGCACTGTTTTCAGCGTTGTTCGGCAGGCGCGGTGGCAAGTGGATCAATAGTCCCTATGGCGCGTTCAGCGACACCACAGATCAGACGGCGGCCAACACTACAACGGCCTATGCCGTCACATTTGACACCAGCGACCTTAGTAATGGCGTGACCTTGTCTAATTCGTCAAGGCTGAATGTGGCGCAGGCTGGCATCTACGATATCCAATTCAGCATTCAATTCAAGAACACTACCAATGACGGCCAAGATGTGGATGTTTGGTTTCGCAAGAACGGCACAAACATCGACAATTCAAACAGCAGATTTCATGTTGTGGCAAGAAAGTCAACCGGTGATCCATCTCACTTAATCGGTGCGCTTAATTTATTTGTCAGTTTAGCGGCCAATGACTATGTAGAGATTATGTGGCGACCAACAGATATTGGTATCAGCATTGAGCATTTTGCAACCAGTAGTTCACCAACCAGACCGGCAGTGCCATCAGTCATTACCACTCTCACATTCGTGTCCAATTTGTCTACAGAAACCGCATAATTAAGCCATGGCACTCATTCCACTCAAAATCCCACCAGGCGTGTATCGCAACGGCACTGAATATCAGTCAACGGGACGCTGGTTTGACGCAAACCTTGTGCGTTGGTTTGAGAATACGCTTAGACCGATTGGCGGGTGGCGCAAGCGATCTGCTAGTCAGATGACAGGATCATGTCGAGGTTTATTGACTTGGCGTGACAATGATGGGGATAGATACATTGCCGCTGGCACGCACTCCAAGCTCTACGCCATGAATGAGAGTGGCACGCTCAAGGAGATAACGCCAACAAGTTTTACAGTAGGCGTATCTGATGCCGCGATAAAGACCGGCTATGGGTACTCTACCTATGGCAACTTTGCTTATGGCGTGGCGCGTCCCGATACAGGCGCTGTAACTCCAGCAACAACTTGGAGTCTAGACACCTATGGTGAATATCTGATTGCCTGCTCAAGTGCCGATGGCAAGATTTATGAGTGGCAATTGGGATTTGCAACGCCAACGCTGGCCGCCGCCATCACCAACGCGCCGACAGGATGTCAGGCTGTAATGTCCACCGCCGAGCGTTTTATCTTTGCCTTGGGCGCGTCCAACAACCCTAGATCGGTGAAGTGGTGTGATCAAGAAAACAATACTGTTTGGACGGCTGCGGCCACCAATCAGGCGGGTGATTTTGAGTTGCAGACAGTTGGATCATTGAAAGCAGGCAAAAGGGTGCGCGGCATCAATTTGCTGTTCACTGATGTTGATGTGCATACCGCCAGCTATGTTGGACTGCCATACGTCTATGCTTTTGAGAAGGCTGGATCAGGTTGCGGATTGATTTCATCGCAGGCCGTGGCAGCCATCGACAATGCCGCCATGTGGATGAGTACGTCAGGCTTCTTTTTGTTTGATGGCTACGTTAAGCCTTTACCTTGCGATGTCTCTGATTATGTATTTCAGAATATGAACTACAACCAAGCCAGCAAGGTGTACGCTTTCCACAATTCAAAATATGGCGAAATATGGTGGTTTTACCCATCAAGCCAATCCAACGAAGTTGATTCGTATGTAAGTTACAACTACAGGGAATCGCATTGGAATATTGGATTGTTGTCTCGCACAGCAGGCACTGACCGAGGTGTATTCTTGCAGCCACTAATGGTGTCTACTGACGGCTACATCTACGAGCACGAAGTCGGCTTTGCCTATGACGGCGGTTCGGTCTACGCTGAGTCAGGACCATTTGAGATTGGCAATGGCGACAACATCATGTCGGTGCGTCAGGTGATACCGGACGAGCAGACGCTAGGCGAGGTGACGGTGAGTTTCAAGTCTCGGATGTATCCGACATCGACTGAAACGACACATGGACCGTACTCAGCGTCACAGCCAACTGATGCGCGGTTCTCTGGCCGCCAAGTCAAGATCAAGTACACAGGCGCGGTGCTGGAAGATTGGCGCGTTGGCGTGAGTAGACTTGAGGCCGTGGCATCAGGTAAGCGTTGAATTGAAATTGAGAGAAAATGGGAGGCAAAGTACCTGTATGTATTCGCGAAGATTACATCTTCTACTTGGAACTTTTCGACAATTTGCTTTGGTTTCACATTGACATCAAAAGATGGTCAGCAGAGGTTAAGAAGAATTGTCAAAAAGATTTTTCTAGTATTGATGGTTTGATTGGAAAGTCAATCTATGCGTTGATACGAGAGGATGACATCAAACTTGCACGATTTGCCAAGTCATTTGGCTGGTCTGAGAAATGTCAAATAAATTTATTGGACGGATCAAAGGCTTTTATTTATATCTCAAAGGTATAGCAAGGGGATGTTATGGGCGGTAAGGTTGGAGATTTTGTAGGCAATGTCGTTGGCGGTGTTGGCAACGCGATAGGCGATGTCGTTGGCGGCGTTGGCGATGTTGTTGGCGATGTTGTAGAAAGCGATTTAGGCAAAGCAGCATTGATTGCTGGCGGTGCATATCTGGCAGCGCCATACTTGCTTGGCACAGCAGCAGCCGGTGCAGGCGCTGGTGCGGCGGCTGGAGCAGGTGCTGCTGGTGCAGCAGGCGCTGGCGGCCTTGGGCTTACCGCTGGTGGAGGTCTTGGATTAACGGCTGGCGGTGGGCTTGGCCTTACTGCTGCATCGGCAGGCGCATCAACTATTGGCGCAGGAATCGGTAGCAGTCTGGCTGCGCTTGGCACTGGCGCTGCCGCACTCGGTGCTGGTTCAGCACTCTCAAACACAGGCACAGCAGTTGGCGCAACGATGCCAGCGGCAAATTATTCGTTAACAGGAGCAGCTCCCATGGCAAGCGTATTCGACACATTAGCAGGGTATGGATCAGGCATCTTGGATTTCGCCAAAGCAAATCCATCATTAGCGGGATCATTGCTTGGCGCTTTAGGCGGTGGTCTGAGTGCTGCAAACGCACCAACATCACAGACGGCCACAACGTCAATTGATCCACAGATCAAGGCCGAGTATTTGGCTAACTTGGAGAGAGCAAAATCTACTGCTGCCGGACTTGCGCCAAGGCAGTACGCTGATCCTGGTGAGATGTACACCAGAGCAGAAAGCCAACTCTACAACCTTGGCATGACACCATTTGGCGCTGCTGATATTCAACAGTTTATGAATCCATACGAAGATCAAGTGGTGCAAAACACGCTTGCTGATATTGAGCGTTCACGCCAGATGCAGGCTTTGAGAGACTCACAGCAAGCCACAGCGTCTAGAGCCTTTGGCGGTTCACGCCAAGGCGTGCAGTCTGCATTGACAAATGAGGCGGCGTTAAGAACTGCTGCAACAACTGCCGCAGGTTTGCGCCAATCTGGTTACACACAAGCCGCCAATCTTGGACTCGCAGCAAGACCAATGAATATTGCCGGTTTGCAGACATCTCTGGGACTTGGCTCACAGCGCGATGCACTGGCGCAGGCAAGACTTGATGCATCACGCAATGCGGCTTTGGAGCGTTTGCAGATCACTGGCGGCGCGTTGGGATTGCAGCCTGCTAATGTTGGTCAGACATCATCACAACCTCTGTACACAAGTGGACTTGGAAGTGCATTGTCTGGCGGCTTAACTGGCGCTTATATTGGCTCACTGTTGCAGCCAAGAACTGCATAAGGAAATAAACATGGCTACATCATTTGATATGGGACTGTTAGGCGATCTGTTTGGCGGTGGCAGTGCAAGTGGTCTTGAAGGCTACTTAACGCCACAGCAACAGCAGGCTATGGAGAGACAAGCCTTGCTGCAAGCTGCAATGGCTATCGGTCAATCTAGTGGACCGAGCACAACGCCAAGATCGTTGATGCAGATTCTTGGCTCTGGCGTGCAAGCTGGTCAGCAAGGCTACCAAAGCGCACAAGACAGCGCCATCAAGCAATTGCTGACCAAGCAAAAGCTCGATGAGTACAAACGTCAAGTGGCTGCTCAAGAGTCCTATCAAAACTTATTGATGGGTCAACCTACTGCCGGTGCTGAAATCACGCCGCAGCAAGCTATTTCAGCGCCAGTATCAGCAGAGTTGCCAGCCGGTCCTACCGTTGCGCGTGCTGAGATGGTTGGACAAGTCGCACCTAGTTATGGAACAGCACAAGGTGGCATGAATGTATTGAATCCAATGCAACGCGCCATGCTGTCTACTTTGCCTGCAAAGGAAGGAATACCAGAACTTTTAAAGTTGACAAAGCCATCAGAGAAAACGCAATTGCTTGCTGAAATGGGTATGAAACCTACTTTAGAGAATTTGCGTTTGCTTGATAAGCCAGAGGCTGATCCAGAGAAAATAAGACTTCTGAAATCATTGAATATGCCAATCACGCTGGATAATTTACGTCAGTTGGATAAGCCGGAGGCATCGCCAACTGAAGTTAGATTATTGGAAGCGGCAGGTATGCCTGTCACCATGGAAAACATCATGGCGATTCGCAGATCAGGTGCAAGCAATGTGAATGTTACTCAAAATGCAGAGAAAAAAGGTTTAGAGTTGGCGTATGAGCAGGGAGTCAAAGACCTTGCCGTATCAAGAGATATGGCGCGGTCTGCAAATTCAACGCTTTCAAACATTGATCGCATACTGCCTGCACTTGATACGGCAATCACTGGTCCTGCCGCTGACTTTAGAGCAACACTATTGCGTGTTGGCAAACAATTAAATGTTGCTGGTGCTGATGCAGATCAAATCCTTAGAAACACCTCCACTGTTGTGCAAGGGCTTGCACAGCAAGAACTTGATGCAGCATCTCAAATGCGTGGACAAGGTACATTGACTGATGCAGAACGAGCGATTTTGCGCCGCGCTGCTGGTGGTGATGTAAGTTTGACAGCAGGAGAATTGCGTGTTGGTTTGCTAGCTGCTCAACGCACTGCAAGATTGAGAGCTGAGTCACATGGACAGTTGTTAAGCACGGCGGTTAGAACGATCCCATCGTTGGCACAGATTGCGCCAATGTATGAAGTGCCGGTCTATGGCGCACCACAACAAAATCCATTCCAAAATGCTGTACAACAAGAAATTGACAGACGTAAAGCTGCCGGAGGAAGACGATGAGCGATGACCTGAGTCAATTCAGTTATGACGAGTTGGAGTCTATCCAAAAGGGTGACTTTTCAAAGCTATCAATGGAAAAACTGGAGGCTTTGAAACAGGTTGCCGGTGGACTTCCAATGCAGCAGCCTGCGCCTCAAGTTGCGCCAATATCTGTAACAGTTGCACCACCAGCGCCAACTCAGCGTTTGAGATCAATGGCGCAGGGTGCAACATTGACAGGTGCTGATGAGGCAGAGGCTTATCTACGATCTATGACCGGCGAGAATTATGAGTCGGCATTGGCTGACATCAGATCAAAGACCAAGGCTTACCAACAACAAGCACCACTTGAGTCCCTTGGTTATGAGGCTTTGGGTGGAGTGCTTCCAACTGCCGCCGTGACATTAGCTACTGGCGGTGCAGCCGCGCCAGCAACAGTGCCTATGGCCGCCAAAACAACGGCAGATGTCATAAGGGCTTTGATTGGAACATCTGCGATTGGCGGCGCATATGGAGGCACAACCGGATTCTTGTCTGGTGAGGGCGATGTGTATGAACGGTTATCAAGAGTGCCTGGTGGTACTTTGACAGGCGCTGTTGTTGCACCAGTAGTAAAGACAGCCATTACCGGCACAGGAATGCTTGTTGACAAGCTCACAGACTTTGCTAGAAGACTTGCTGGTGGCCGTGGTGCAAAGGTAGTTGAAACTGAATTGCAACGTCTGGCGGGTGACACTGGACTCACCACAGATGAGATCATCGACCGCATTGCTCGCGGTGAGATCATGGCTGAAAATACCACATTGCTTGCTGCTGTGCGTGGCTTGTATGCTCAAGGCGGTAAGCCAGCAACCACACTGATGTCATCTCTTACGCGCAGACCCGAAGAGTTACGCACCTCAGTGCTGACAGATATGCAAAAGACATTGGCCGGTCAAGAAGGCAATGTGTTGCGTCAATTCAAATTGAATGACAAGCAGTTGAAACAGCTTGAGTCAGATGCATACAAAGATGCATTTGGAACTGGCGGTGTAATTGATGCTGATTTGTTGAAAAGCGTTACTGATGCGCTCAAGCGTTCACCGTCAGCAGTAAAAGACATTAACGACATTTATGTCGCACAGACAGGCAAGAAACCATTCTTCTCATTTGATAAAGATGGCAATATTAATTTCAACCGAACACCGAACTTGGAGGATGCTGAAGTCATTCGCCGTGGCATTCAGACATCAGTCGATCAGGCATACCAAAGTGGCCGTGGTGGTGTTGGAGGCGCTCTTAAAGAGGTTGAATTAGCATTGCGCGATGCAATAGACACATCATCTAAAAAGCTCGGTGATGCGCGTTTGCAGGCCGCTGTAAGACGATCTGCAAAAGACGCATTCGATGATGGCCGCAAGGTATTTGGTAAGACTGCTGACGAGGTTTCAATACTTGTTGATGAGTTATCGCAAAAGCCTGGTGCGTTGTCCGCATTCCGCGCAGGCACTATGGATGCCATTCGCAACAAAATGACCACCGGTACACGCACATCAATGATGGCGAATCTGGCTAATGAGAACTCTAAAGAGGGTTTGATTTTGCGGACGATTTATCCTGGTGATGAGTTGGCTGGCATATTGCAACGCATCAACACTGCGGCTCAGTCTCAGGCTTCCAAGAACTACATTCTTGGCGGTTCTCAGACTGCTCCAACATTGTTGCAGGCGGCTCGCACTGGAATGAATATCTCTGCTGAAGAGATCGCCAATGTGATGACAGCCAATCCTGTGACGATGATTTCATCAGCCGTGAATATCGTCAAGAAGGTTGCCGCACAGCAGAATAAGAACATGACAGAGGCACAGCGTGATCAGGTGGCAAAGATACTTGTATCTGAAGACCCTAATCTTGTGCGCCGTGCATTAACTGACACCAGTGCGATGGCAGTGCTGCAAAAGAAACTGAACGACTTCTCGCGTTTTGCTGGCAAGACTGTGCCTTACAGTTTGACCGGCATTACGGCAGGAAGAATACCAGGCGCATTCCAGCAAGGACAATAAATGGCAACCAATTACTACCAAGACCCATTTGGCGCACCAGACTATTCGGCAGAAGGTATGCCGAGTTTGTTCTCTCTGAGCAATTTGGAGTCTCTTGGGCGCGGCTCTGTTGCTGGTTTGCTTGGTCTTCCAGAAGATTTGCGAAAAATGCTGGTTAGTGAAAAGATGCAAAGAAATATGGATTTTCTAGCGTCACAAAGTGGAATACCTCAAGTCCCATATTTTTTACCGAGCAGCGAGGAATTAAAACAACGCACGCCACGCATGACAGCGCCAACGCCACAAGCTGGATTGCTTGAAGACATTGGTGCATTCATGTCACCAGTGCCTGCGGCGGCTGTTGTACCTTTGGCGAGGGGCGGCAAAGCAGGTTTGCGTATGGTTGGCGAGCGCATGGCTGAAAATGTTGTGATGGGTAGGCCAAGTCTTCCTAGCTTGCTGGCTGAACCAGCATCAGCAATATTTGCAATTCCACCAGGCAAAAAACTGCCGGCAAAAGGTTTGCTAGAAGAACCGCCAATAGTTAGAACACCAGAAGAGCAGGCCGTCATAGATAAATTCGGACAGAAGCAAGTACAGGAAAAAGCAAGGGCTAAGAAGGTTGAAAAGATGGCACTAGAGAGTGCGTCAATGAGTCCAGAAGCTCAAGCCGCCTCCACATTTAAATCAAAAGGTAAGCGACAAAAAGTAGAAGCAGACTACTATCGAAAGATGGCCGAGACATCTGGAGATGAGGCCGTCTTAAAGAATGCAAGAGAGGGACAGCACTTAAAACAGACAGCAGGCGGCTATGTTGGCGCTCCTCGCACAGTAACAAGCGGACAAGGATTGGGTGCAATGCGCCGATCTATGGATGCTGATTTTAATGATGCTGTTGAAGCTGTGCGACTAGCTGATGAGGCTCGACTTGGTACATGGTATGACCGAGCCAAACAAGGCATTGCTGAAAGTTCAGAACCCTATCAACTTAATAGAACACTTGAGCAGCATGGCGTTTATTCCGCTGGTGTTAGCCCAGAATCAGAATCTGGATTTGCATTAAAGCATTTGAATAGTCGAGTGGCTGGCATACCTGAGATGGCATACCGCGGCGCTCCAATGAGAAATTTGGACACTGCTGTGGCCGAGGGACGGCCAGCAAATATGGGATTCAAAATTGGTGAATATGCCAATAAGAATGACCCGCGCATACCTAATGCAGGACTGTTTGGCGTAAATGATTTCAGACGCGCTCAAGGCATGGGTTATACAGACCCGCAGGGTAACCCTTGGAAGGCTGGAGTATCAGAGACAATGCACCCATTCATGGATGCTGAAACAGCACTTCAAGTAGATAGAGCAAACAAAGCCTCGGTTGGTGGAAGAACTAATTGGGGCGGTCCACAAATTCAAGAAGTGCCATGGGTTTACGGTAAAGCACAAGATTTATACAGTAGAGGTATGCGCGGACGTTATGCTGGTGATCAGTTAGAAGGAATTAAGGCATCAATTCAAGATGCTAATAACACCGCCAGAGATTACTTCTACAAACACGCTGCATCTGCTACGCATGAAGCCATACCAGGCGCATCACTTGGTCATGTGCCGCAAGCACTCAACTTGTCTCCAGCAGAAAAATTAGCATACAGCCAACAAGGGCGTTTTGATATGCTAGTGCCGGAGGCTGCATTGAATGAATTCCCTCAAGTTGGTGCAGGTAACAGAGATGCAATTTATAGCGCACTTGGATATCGCCAATTACCATCGCGTGAAGCAAGTGGTTTATATATCAATAAGTTAGGTCAAGTAGAAACAAACCCAATGACAATTGCACGCCCATTGATGGACTTTCCGACTGGTGGCGGTGGAGGTAGGATGGCCGAAGAATCAAGCAAGGTAATGGATGCCGCTGAACAATTTCGTGCATTGATGGATGCTCAGGAAGCTGGCGCATATAACTTACCAAACACTATGGCTAGTGTTAAAGGTAAAAACTCTATGGTTCTTGACACTAGAGGAATGGTTGCTGATCGACTTGCAGACCCAAGTGCAGGATTGCTTCCATCTTCAGAGCAGCTCAACCGAGTCAACACTATTTTAGGTAAGGCCAGTAAAAAATCTGAAAAAGAAGCCAAGGCCCTACGCGAAAAAATTCCATACGGTCCTCCAACCAAGTCGGTGTTTAAGAAGCTTGAGGGTTTGGATGATGCGGCTGCTGGTTACGGTGTCACAGCCACCAACCGAGGTATGTTGCTTTTCCCGTACAACCCAAGCTCAAGCTCTGGTGGCCTCAGCCAGATAATGAAAAACGCTGGCCGTGATTTAGAGAAAGCATTCCCAGGCGCAGAGAGGCAAAGCGCAATTGCCAGTACAGGTTATGTGCCTGGCGTTGGCAAGCGCAGCGAAAATGGTCTGTTGTCTACAGAGCCATATAGCGGTGAGGCAACAAGCGATCTATTAAGCGCATTCTCTAACCTGCAACCAAGCGTAGCTCAAAATCTTAGCGAGTCAGAAGCTGTGCGTTCAGCCATTAGAGCAAAAGCTCTGCGGGATTCAAAGATGGGCGGTGCTCGAGGTGATATCCAAGAGACGCGCCGATTCTTTAGCGAGGCAGATTGGCCGAAAGCTGTGGAGTTAATTCGCGGTGGTATGACACCAGCCGCGGCGCTTGCTGCACTTGGGTACAGTGCAAGCTCAATGGCTGGCGATCAACGATAGTCAACGCAGGCCGCGAGACTTTGCGTAATAAATTGCCGCCCCTTGCATTTGCTTGAGGCGTGCAGTTGACTCCTTTGATGGGCTAAATTTGTTTGGCTTTGCCTGCTCAATTTGGGCAACAAGCTCTTCTATCAACTCAGCGCATTCGTCAAAATAACTGCCTGGCTCTACGCTTTTCAAAAACTCAATTGCTTCATCATATTTATCCATCATCTCTCTCCAAACAGTGCAGCCACCAGCGGATCACGCCGTGGCTTTAACCTCTTACCTCTTTCACGCGCCAAGCGGAAAGCCTTATCGTCCAATGTCTCACGCGCTCTGAATCGGCGCAGTCTCTCCATAGGTGTCAGTGGTGGCGGTTTAACGGCATCAGTGCCAATCCCATACCTGTACACCGCCACAAGCACATTACCTGAGCGGATTTCATTTAAATTTTTGCGACTCTCTGTCAGCAATTGCTTGATCCACTTTGACGCGCCAAGCCTCTTCCATTCCTCATACTGCCACTGCGTAAGCCTTACGCCAATTTGTTTTTGCGTGGTGGTCAATTCACTCTTAGGTCTAGGCATTTACTTGTCCTCAGTTGCATCAATTAAAAATTTCACAATGCAAATCAGCACCACCAGCGTGATTGCCATGCCTAACAGTGCCATCAAAAGAAAATTGATTACGGTTTCCATGTGACTCCTCTGAATCAAAGTAAAACAGTGCCAGCACAGCCAACACCAGTATTATTATTTTCACTTCTGGCTTGCCAGTAGTTCCATCTCAACTTCCTTGACGCGCTCGCGCAGTATGGTGACTTCATGCTCAAGCTCGGTGACCTTACGCTGCATACGCTCGCGGGTCATGTTCTCAGCGTGCGCCCAACCGATAAACGTGCCATCAGTCACAGCCTTGCGTGCAAAGGTTTTGATGTCCTCGCGTGAGAGGAATCCACCGCCCACTTCCATGGGTGGCGTGAACTTATTGACAGCTCGGTCAATCTCAATTTGCATATTCTCAGACATGGTTTTCTCCTTGTGGTTGTGTGTTCCAGGCTTGCACTAACAGGGTTGCGTTGTAGGGGATCGGTGTCACGGTGGACAGGAATAAGCCTTTGCCGCGCTGTTTGCGCCCCCATGCGTCTACGGCATTGGTGTTCTTCAATTCGTTGCGCTTGACGGCGTTGTAGACCGCGTGCTGCTTGTATCCGGCCTCCACCAATTCATCCATGGTCCGAGGTTCTTGGCAGTAGTCTTGCAACTCGGTCATTGCTCTCTCGCTTTCAGCATTGCGTCTGCATACTGGTAAGACGCAACAGCTACTGCATCTGCGGCACGCTGTCCAGCATCAAAATTGAAATCTGTTGGGAACATAAAATCAGGATGCCATCCTTTTGCGGCCAACATACCTTGCATAGCTTTTGCCGCCATGTAGTCCCGCAGACTCATGCCTTGAAATGCCGCCGCATGACCGCCGCCTGTCTCTGGAAAAACTGGAAATGCGGGGTCAATGCCTTGATATTTTTTTGTTGAAAATGGTGATTGGTTGTTCATGATGACCACCATGCGACAAGCAGTGCGGCCAAGCCAGTGCCGATGACAAGGCACAGCAAGTAGTCATAGGCAGCCTCTGCGCGTTTGCCAAGCCTGCGGTGGTTGGCATCAGTCATGGCGTGTTGTGTGTGGTTCATGAGGGACTCCTTAAAGATGGGGCTTGCGCCCCCCTTGGGTTAATTAAGCTGCGGCTCTCTCTTCAAAAAAGCGCTTTGACTCTGTACCTTGATCGATGTAAGCGTCAGAGCCGTAAGCTGGATCGACTTCAAACCAGCATGATGCTGTCAAGGCTTTACCTGATGCCAAGGCTGCATTAACTTTGGCGGCTAAATCTTCAACGATTGTCTTGGCAGTCTCACGAATATCTGCAAATCCTGTTTCGCCAGTTTCTTCGCACTTTACAACTTCTGCACCGGCAAAAGATTTTTCGTGACGAAAGCGGCGACCAGCTGCGTTCTCAATCAAAACATAATATTTCTCAGCGATGAAAGGGTGACCGTCACAAGCGATGCCAGCTTGATACAGGTCAGAGGCTACATATGCTTCGTAAGTTGCGTTCATTTCGTTTTCCTTAGAGTTGTGTTATTGAGGAATTGATAATATCACACTTGCTTAACTTGTCAAATCACCTACAAGTTAGTCAAGTATTCCATCAATTACAATGTCCCTGCTGGTTCATGCTTCCAGCAGTTGCCTTTTGGGGATCGGTTCGCTGATCCCCTTTTTTGTCTGTACACTTAACACTTCTATCAAAATATGGTTAACATTCTAGACATGAAAATCGCACAGCAAGCAATTCACGATATAAAAAACAAGGTTGAGTCTGCCGGATTCAAGATGTCCGATCTCTGCCGAGTCGCTGAAATCAACCAAGCTCAGGTCAGCAGATGGCAGAACGGCATCACAGAGCCACTCTACAGCACCGTCCTGCGCTTGGATGAGGCCGCCAATGCGCTGGTGTCAGCACGCATGACCATACTCAACAAGGCCATGGAAGAGGCCGTCAAATGAGTAAATACAGCATTGGCATTGATCCTGGCCTCTCTGGCGCAATCGCCATCATTTCGACTGAGAGCTTCAAGATATTCGATATGCCCACCATGACGGTAGAGCGCAACGGCAAAGCCAAGCGGCAGGTCAGCGCCGCCGAGTTGGCAGAGATGCTGTACCTATACTCCGGCAGAGACTGCCATGTCTACTGCGAGCGCGTGAGCGCAATGGCAGGCCAAGGCGTAACTAGCGTCTTCAGCTTTGGCCGCAGCTTTGGCATGATTGAGGGCATTCTGGCCGCGTTCAAGATGCCGGTGACATTCGTGCCGCCAGCCATTTGGGTGAAGGGCGTTGGCCGCGGTCAGGGAAAGGATGCCAGCCGCGCGCGCGCCATGGAACTCTTCCCATCAGATCAAGATCAATTCAAGCGCGTGAAGGATGATGGCCGCGCTGACGCTGCGCTGATCGCGCATTGGGGATCACGCCATGCAGGATAAAGAACGTGAAGTTTTGCGTCAGCACATCATCTGGCTTGGCACACAAGTAGAGCAGCAACGCAAAGCAAACCAAGACAAGATCGTATTACTCAAACGCTTGCTCGATCCCGAAGACCTCGGTCATGCGGCATCGCATGAGATACGTCAACTGGCTTATCAACTGATCATCAATGATCACCATTTAGAAAGAGACTCATGGCAACCAAACAACTAAGGCTTAGACCGTCATCCGCATCGCGCTGGATCGCCTGTCCTGGCTCGGTCAAGCTCTGCGCTCAAGTACCTTACCGGCCATCAGGTGAGGCCGCACAGCGTGGCACTGCCATTCATGCTTTGGCCGAGACTTGCTATCAGTTAGACACCGATCCCATGAAGTTTGTTGGCGAGAAGATGGAGGGCGTGACACTAACGGCTGATGATTGTCAGATGGCGGTGGACTACTTGCAGGAGATTTGGCACGTTGAGAATGTCACCGATCATGTAAGTGTTGAGCGCCAAGTCATGTACCAAAGTCAAGAATTCATACAGGTTGGCGGCACTGCCGATCTGGTTGGCTTATCGATGAAGTCAGGCATTGTCTACGTCACAGACTTGAAGACCGGCAAGGGATATGTGGAGGAGGACAACACCCAACTCAAGATATATGCGCTGGCTTACATACAAGGCATGAGCCGCGATTGGATTAAAGAAATCCATATGACGATTGTGCAGCCGCACGCCGGTGAGCCTCGCACACACATCATGACTATGGCCGAACTCGCAGAGTGGGAGGTCAAAGTGTTGCGGCCTGCAATGATCGCAACCCAACTCGATGAGCCGCCACTTTATATCTCTGACTCAGCCTGTCAGTGGTGTGACGCAAAGACAATTTGTCCGGCACAGCAAAAGCAATTCGATGTCGTGGCCGCCAACACTGACATCACCGTCATGGACAAAGAAGACATCAAGCAGGTCATGCTGGCGCTCACAGCAGACCAGATCAGCGCCATTCTGGACAAAGCGCCACAAGTGGAAAAATTCATTGACGCGGTCAGAGAGCACGCATTAAACGCCATGGAGAAGGACGGTATGGTGCTGGCCGGTTGGCAACTCGCGCCAAAGCGCCCTACGCGCAAATGGATTGATGGTGACAAGGCCAGAGAAAAACTGACATCAATAGGTTTGGCTGACACCGACATATTTGAAACAACCCTAATTACTCCTGCGGCAGCGGAAAAGCTACTGCCAAAGGAACAAAGAGTTATCTTGGACGAGTTATGCGTCAAGGTATCAAGTGGACTGACGCTTGCAAAAGATCGCAGCCTAAGTCAATAATGCAACCCCGAAACTTAGAAAGCTAAACTCAAAATGCTAAACCTCTCATCTGCTGGCGGCTCTGGAAACTACATCCGCTTTTCTCCCCAGGCTAATGCTTGGACAAATAACCTTGGCGAGGAAATCCAACTCAAGAAGGTAGTGTTTGACATCAATGATGTGCAAACCGGCTGGCTTGAACTTGGAGTCGGTGTACGCAATTGGCAACCTGATGCGTCACTCGGTAAGAAAGGACCGCAACCATCACCAGAAAGTCGGCGCGGATTCATCATCAAGTTTTACAACAAAGAAGTTGGCTTGGTGGAATGGTCGTCTAACGGTGTAGGTTCTAATATGTCGTTGGAAAAACTCTACTTGGACTGCGCCGCGCAGCAGGCCGCAAATGCCGGCAAATTGCCTGTGCTGGAGTACACCGGCAGCAAGTTGGAGAAGATCGGCAAAGGCACGACTCGCATTCCAGCGTTCAACATCATCAGTTGGATTGATCGTCCCGCTGGTATGGATGCTGACAGCGTGGAAGAGCCAGCGCCATTCAATAAGCCTACGCCTGCACCAGTTGCGCCACCAGCGCCAGCGAAGAGCGTGATGGCCGCGGCAGTGGCTGACGATGAAATGTTCTAACTGATCGGCTTTAAGTACCGCTGGCTAACCCCAGCGGTTTTTTTTCCTCTAAAAAAATACAACATGAAATATCTCTCACTTTGCAGTGGAATTGACCACAAACGCCAAACCTTGGCGACATGACGAAATTTAAGGAGTGGTCAATTGAATCAAATGTCGATCTTCTTGTCGGAGGAACTCCCTGCCAATCATTCTCAGTCGCAGGACTCAGAAAAGGATTGGATGACCCGCGTGGCAACCTCATGCTTACCTATCTTGCCATTGCTAAACGATATCGCCCCAACTGGCTGGTCTGGGAGAACGTCCCTGGCGTTCTGTCATCTAACGCCGGACAAGACTTTGGCACATTCCTCGGAGGGTTGGGGGAACTCGGGTATGGGTTCGCATACCGCGTTCTTGACGCTCAATACTTTGGAGTGGCACAGCGCCGCCGCCGTGTGTTCGTTGTCGGATACCTTGGAGACTGGCGACTTGCCGCAGCGGTACTTTTTGAGCGCCACAGCCTGTCAGGGCATCCTGCGCCGAGCAGAGAAAAGAGGGAAGACCCTGCCAAGTGCCTTACACGAGGCGCTTGTGCGTGACCTTGGAGATGTTTGCACTACCGTGTCTGCAACTTATGGCACAGGCGGCGGTAATGTGCCAGTGACATTGCAACCCATTGCCTACAACATCACATTCTGCGATGCCAATGGGACTCGAGCAGATCGTCCAGATGGCGGTTTGTATGTCAACGAGACAGATGTAACAAGCACGCTAACTAAGGCTGGCATTGGTACGAATGTGGCGCAACCCATTGCATTCAGCGGTCAGATGTCAAACCCGCAAACAGATGTGGACATGACGCAAACCCTGCAAGCCAAGAATCCGATGTCGGTGGCATGGTCAATGAACTTAATGTCTCCTGGCCGTAAGGTTCGCGAAGATCATGGCGTTGGCGCTCTTACACAACAATGCCATTGTCCTACACAAGGAAATGAAGCAGTAGTAATTCAACAAGCAATGGCCGTGCGCCGACTCACGCCAAAGGAATGCGAGAGACTCCAAGGCTTCCCCGACAGCTACACCGACATCAAGCCAAAGGGCAAGCCAACGCCAGACGGTCCAAGGTACAAAGCCTTGGGCAACAGCATGGCAGTGCCTGTGATGGCGTGGATCGGACAACGCATACAAGAAGTAGAGGCAATATGCAAGCAGAACAAATAGCCAAGCAGCTCGGCAACGCAAAGAAAGCAAACGGTCAGTGGGTGGCATCTTGCCCTGTACCGAGTCACGGCAAAGGCAACGGCGACAAGAATCCATCACTCAGCATCGACATCAATGACGAGGGCAAGCCTCTCTTCCACTGTCACGGTGGGTGCAGCCAAGAGGATGTCTTTCACACCATCAGGTCAATGCACCTGCTGCCGGAACTGGAAGAACGGCCAGACCCACTCGCCAACATCAAGCCGATACCCAAAGTGGAGTTTCAGCAGGAATGGATTTACACCGATGAGAACCGCCAGCCGGTGTTCGTCAAGCAGCGGCTGCGCGTAGGGGAGTCAGGCAAGACTTACCGGCTGTACAAGATTGATGAGCACGGCAGGAAGCAAAGCTCACTCAGCGATGCACGCATCGTCCCCTACAACTTACCGGCACTCTTGGACGCGAAGACCGCAGGCAGAAACATCTTCTTGGTGGAGGGCGAGAAGGCAGCAGACGCAATCAAGTCAATTGGCATGATCGCCAGCACCGCGCATACTGGCGCCGGATCATGGCCTGCTGCCATCACCGAATACTTTGCCGGTGCTCAAGTGATCATCCTGCCGGACAACGATGCAGTCGGCTGGCAGTACGCGCACAAGGCAGCCGAGGCAATACTGCCCATCGCTAAGTCTGTCAAGGTAGTTGACCTCGGTCTGCAAGGCCAAGGCGATGATGCCTATGAATTTATTGAGGAGGGCGCAGGCAGGGACAAGCTGGTGGCGCTGGTCAAGGCAGCGTCAATCATCACAACGGTGGATCAGGTAACAATGCCCGAAAGGTTGAATCCGATCATCAATTCAGTGCAAGTAGCAACACCGGCAGCCGAGGACATTGCCAAGGAATTTGAGGCAGAACCAACGCCACCAAAGGAACAAGCCAAGATCGGCAAGCAGATCGCCATTGAACATTGGGACAGCATCCAAGATGAGCCGGTGAAGTGGCTGATAGATAAGGTGTTGCCCGTTGGCAGTTTCAGCGCACTCTACGGACCGCCAGGGAGTTTCAAAAGTTTCCACGCTCTTCATATTGCTCACTGCATCGCCACAGGTACACCGTGGATGGGCAATGAAGTCACAGAGAAAGGCGCTGTCCTGTACATCTGTGGCGAGGGCTTTGGCGGTGTCGGCGCAAGGATTAAGGCGTGCAAGCAGCACCACCAGACAGAGGACGGCGCACCGATCTACGTCATACGCCATCAACTCAACCTCAGATCAAGCATAGAAGACTTCAACGCGCTGGTGCTGGCCGTAGAGACGCTGGTCATGGAAACCGGCATCGACTTTAAGTTGATCGTCATAGACACGCTGGCGCGAGCCTTTGGCGGTGGGGATGAGAACTCGGCCAGCGACATGATGCAGTTTGTCGTCACCTGTGGGCATATACAGAAGATCGTGCAAGACGCAGGACTGATGATCCTGCATCACAGCGGGAAGGACAACAGTCGCGGGATGCGTGGTTCGTCTGCGCTCTTAGGGGCGGTGGATAGTGAACTGGAACTGATCAGGTTTGAGGACACCATGAAAGGAGTTATCCGCATTGCCAAGCAGAAGGACGGCGAAGATGGCACGCGCTACGGCTTTGAGATGGTCACAGTCGAACTGGCAGCGCCAGCCGGATCACTGCAAATTGGCGATCCAGTGACCAGCCTAGCGGTGCAGGCCAGCGAGATAGCCGCGCTTGATACCGCAAAAACTGACAGTAAGTCAAAGGGGCAAAAGTCTTTCCCTGGCGGCGCAAAACAGTATTTGGCTATCCAAACACTTCAAACACTGATTAAGAAGAATGGATCTCTTAAGGTAATCAAAGGTTCACAGCGCATGGTTGTTGAATTGGAGGCGTGGCGGCAGGAAATGGAGACAGTTTTAGGCATCACTGACAATGAAGCCAACGCATTTAAGACAGCATGGTCACGCATGAAAGAACGATTAGCTGAACATGGCCAAGGTGGAATGACCAAGGAATATGTCTGGTTACAGTTTGCAAAAACAGATGAATCAGAGTTTTAAAGGTCAAGTGTAACGGTGTAACCTTAGATATTGGTTACAGTTTTACCTAAAGACTTAAAACAATTCATAATCTTACTGGAAAGCAATAACAATTATGGATAATGTAATTAATATAGTGGTTACAGTTGGTTACAGTTGGTTACAGTTGGTTACACAGAGGTTACAGTTACACTTCGAGAGTCTATAAGACTCGAAGAGGTGTAACCTTGTAACCTTGTATCGGAAACATAAAACAAGGAAACCGAAATGGCAACGAAGAGAACAGCAAACAAGCATCCAGAGACAAAGCAGCCAAGTCCACAAGCAGATGCGTGGACGATTTACGTTCAATCCAAACTTGTGGAATTGGAGGCTGCCAAAGCAGTCAGCGATAGAAAATGGGGAGAAGATCGACTGATTACTTTAGTAGACAGTCAACTTAGAGAGAAATTCTGGATTCAGACCGGCAGAGTGCATCAAGCAGCATGGTCAAAGGACAAAGACAAATTCGATTCAAGTCTGGCGGGAATGATCAGGGCGTACTCAGTGCTCGATCAGTGGGCAACCGATCAGGGGATCAGTCCAGCCAGCGACAGCATTCCAAGGATTGAGTGGAAGATGCAAACCGATCAGGTCATGGTCATTGTGCGTACAGTCAACGAAGCTGTGGCTATGCAGCGCGAAAGACAGGAACTGGACAACAAGTGCATCTGGTCAATGGAAGAGCTTGAAGTGATCTTCAATGATCCGCTTGTGCAACAGATCATCAAGGTCAAGGCGTTTGATCCAACGGCCAAGGTGGTTAACTTCAAAGCAAACGATAAATTCGGTGGACAATCAGGCTTTGATGATTTAGAAAGTGATCTGCACGCCTTTCAAGGTGAGGCAGTAGAAAAGAAATTCGATACCAAACTCGCAGGGAGACTAAGAAATGCAGCAAATTAAGCGATTAGCGGAGTTGATCAAGCAAAAGGTACTGGATGTCATCCAGCGCGTTAAAACAGCTCTAGGGCAGGTTTAAGCATGGCAGGAAGACCAAAATTCAGAGAAGACATGGCGCTGCTTGAAGATCTGCCAGACGACATGATAGTCTCGATGTTTGAGGCAGGCAAGTCGCAGACCCAGATTTGCTACGAAATGGGCATCGGGCGCAGGGCGCTTGAGCAATGGATCGAAGATACCGATCCCACTATAATTGCGCGTAATGATTGATCACATTGGCCTGTGCATAACTGCGAAGTGCCTGCAAAACAAGCAGAAACAGGCCAGTTATCCACAATTGACTTAACATAATGGACATCGTGTCAAATGGATATTGTCAGCGTTCTGTAAGTATGTATATAAATCAAGGACTTGCATGAATAGTGGGGTGTGGATAACTTTTCCGCTGTCAACTGGCGCTGCCGACCGTCCGCTGGCTGGGGGCGCGGCGCGATGCCCCCCCCTTGCGCTTTGCGGCGGGGGCGACTGATGATGCAACCGAACACCTACCGAATCCCATAACCACATGACCCTACCCCCTACCCCCACTGCCGCAAAGAAGAGCGTCCCGAAAAAAAATTCTGATGATTTGCTGACGAATAACCCTTTTGTCGAATTCGTCAAGCTATACAAGAATAATCCGGTGCTGTTTGTCAGAGAGGTGCTGAATACTGAGCCTGACCCATGGCAGGTGGAATTCTTGAATCACATCGCGTCCGGCAACAGACGCATATCGGTGCGAAGCGGTCACGGTGTGGGAAAGAGTACGGCATCAGCTTGGGCGATGATTTGGTACTTGCTGCTGCGCTTTCCGGTGAAGGTGGTGGTGACTGCGCCGACAAGCAGCCAGTTGTATGACGCATTGTTTGCCGAGGTTAAGCGTTGGGTGAAGGTGCTGCCGCCGATGCTGGCTGATATGTTGGAAGTAAAGCAGGACCGTATTGAGGTGATTGGCGCTAACGAAGAGGCGTTCATCTCGGCCAGAACATCGCGTGCGGAGCAGCCAGAGGCGCTCCAAGGGGTTCACAGTGATCATGTGATGCTGGTGGGGGATGAGGCATCCGGCATACCTGAGAAGGTGTTTGAGGCGGCATCTGGCTCGATGTCCGGCCACAACGCTGTCACGCTGTTATTGGGTAATCCTGTGCGTTCCAGCGGATTCTTCTACGACACCCATAACCGATTGGCGGGAGATTGGGTGACGATGAAGGTGTCCTGCGCCGACTCGCCCCGCGTATCTGAGGCTTACATTGAGGAGATGAAGTCGCGCTACGGCGAGGAGAGCAATGCCTACCGCATCCGCGTGTTGGGTGAGTTTCCGAAGTCTGACGAAGATACCGTCATCCCCATGGAATTGCTGGACTTGGCGATGAATCGGGATGTGGTGGCATCGCCTTACGCGCCACTGGTGTGGGGATTGGACGTTGCACGCTTTGGCTCGGATCGTTCTGCACTGTGCAAGCGCAGGGGTAACGCGGTGACTGAGCCGATTAAGACTTGGAAGAATCTGGACTTGATGCAGTTGACCGGCGCGGTGGTGGCCGAGTACGAAGCACTATCGCCAGGTGATCGGCCTGGCGAGATACTGGTTGACAGCATTGGACTTGGCGCTGGCGTGGTTGACCGCCTCAGAGAGTTGAAACTACCGGCGCGAGGGATTAACGTGGCCGAGTCACCGGCCATGGGCGGTACTTACCGGAATCTGAAGGCTGAACTTTGGTACAAGGCCAAGGCGTGGCTGGAGCAGCGGGATTGTCGGCTGCCAAAGGATGAGCTGCTGGTGGCTGAGTTGGCGACCGTGCGTTATATGTTTACGAGTAACGGCAAGATTCAGATTGAGAGCAAAGATGAGATCAAGAAGCGGGGTTTAGCGAGTCCAGACAAGGCTGATGCGTTTTGTTTGACCTTTGCATCTGATGCGGTGATCGGCATGATGGGGAGTAAGGCTGGCAACAACTGGGCGCAACCGTTGAAAAGAAACCTCTCAAGGGTTGCATAATACGAATTCGTTGGCGCATAGTAACTGGGGCTACTAAAAGCAGTTTGCTCTAGGTTGGATTCAACCCAGAACTCCCTGCGCCAACACCTAATTCTTTAAGGGGTAAATTATGAAGATGACCAAGGCAGCAAAGAAGGTTGGCAAGGTGATGGGCGAGTACAAGGCTGGCACATTGCACTCCGGCAAAGGCGGCAAAGTAGTCAAGAGTCCCAAGCAGGCCATCGCCATTGCGATGTCCGAAGCCAAGATGCCCATGCGCGGTGCGCGTACAGCTAAGAACATGAAGACCAAGGGGATGCGTTAATGGCTACCTTAAAACGCACCATGGATCAGGCCATGGATCAGGACGAAGGCTATGAGGACGGCGGCGAGAGTTGTCCCATGGCAACGCAAGACATCACGCTGAACTTGAAGAATCGCGCCAAGGCAATTGACTCTGCGAACTACGGTCCGGAGAACCCCAAGCTGCCAAATAAGCAGTATTGGATGCAGATGGCGGCTGAGTGGGAGGTGTCCGAGGAGGATGCCAAGATGAGCCGTTGCGGTAACTGCGCGGCGTTCAACCAAGATGACTCCATGCTGGAGTGCATTGCAAATGGCATTGGCGAAGAGGGCGACCCATGGGCGGTGATTGATGCCGGTGACTTGGGTTACTGCGAGATATTCGACTTCAAGTGCGCGTCCAGCCGTACTTGCTCGGCTTGGGTGGTGGACGAAGACGGCGAGAGCGAGGGCGAAGAGATGCCTGAGTCATTGCTGACAATCAAGATTGGAATGAAAAATGAAGACTAAGCCTGGCCTCTACGCCAACATCAACGCCAAACAAAAACGTATTGCCGCAGGCAGCGGCGAGAAGATGAACAAGGTTGGATCAAAGGCTGCGCCGTCTGCTGCCGACTTCAAGCTGGCGGCCAAGACCGCCAAGAAGCCGAAGAAGTGATCTCCCCCATATGCATCTCGACAGTACACGGCAAAGGTTTGCGGGTGATGCTCACAAGCATCGCCGAGTATTGTCCCGAAGTGCCTGTCTATTTGCGCGGAGCAGAGTCCATTATTGGCGGCTTTGACGCTGACCTTAAAGTGTTTGGTGCAGCGCACAATTTCGGTGACGACTACAACGAGATCATTGACAAAGCCTTTGCCGATGGGTTTGAGTCGGTGATCTGCGCCAATGACGATATTGTGCTGACACCCACCAGCTACCGGCTGCTGATGGAGGATGTCAATCAGTTGAAAGCGGAAACCGGTGCGCCTGTGGGCTGGGTTTCAGCGAGATGTGATGCGGCAAGGCCGGTGCAA